TTTTCGTCTTCCCAGTTCCACTGCTGTTTCCAGCAGCAATGGCAGATTCTTAAACCGAAGCAGCTTCTTTGGCAGCCGTTCCCGATTTTCCGGGTCGCTGAGAATGTGTTCTGCATTTACCCGAATTGGCCATTCCGGATTGAAGTTTACACCATTTTGCATTATCGGGAAATATGGCTTTTTGGGCAGTGGTTCTACATACCGCAGCTTGGAAGAAACAGCATCACAGAAACCGGTGAAATACCATTTCAATGTGGTGTCTTTCTTTTTATTTCGTTCAAAGCAGGCGTAAATTGCCTGATATTGTCTTGTGTACAGTCCTGTATGAAAGCAGGCACAGTTGTTTTCCACATGGAAATATTCCGTTTCTCCGGTGTTGTAATCGATGCTCAGCTTCCGGAATATCATATGGAGATACCGTTCCAAAATCGGCGTATCTGTATTTTTACATTCGGTCTGCGGCTTTCGGAATCGCCATGCTTCCGGCAACGCCATTTCTGCCAATTGTTCTAACTGCCCGTACCAATCCGGCACATAGGCAAATTCAAATAAATCTGTTTCTATCATTTTTCTGTTCCTCTCCATTTAGGAATTGCTTTTATCAGCTTCAATTGTATTCGGGCTTTTAGATCTTCGTCAATATATCGATATGTTTTCCCTTGTGCATCCTCCCCTTTTACCGTTGCCAATGCATTGATGTAATCGTCATAAAAGCGGAGAATTTCTTCCAAAGCAGTTTTCTCCCCATCTACTGCGGCACAGATCAATTCATATGTAAGGTCATTTTCTTTCATCGCCATTCCTTTCATAATACTTGCGGATTGCTGTAAATGCTTTTTGTCTCCAATTGTAAATGGTGCGAGGCGTGACGTGAAAGTACGCTGCGATTTCCTGATCGCCATATCCATACCAGAACTCCAAAATCAACGTTTCTCTCTGTGTTTTTGGAAGTTCCAACATAGCATCATAAAGCCAGTCGCTAGCAATCAAACACGGATACTTCTCGTTATCCAAAATGAAATGCTCTGACGGATACACATCTTCTATTTCCAGAACATTCATCAGGTCTGGTTTCGCCTCACGGTTTTGGATTCTCTTTTTTTCTGCCGCTGCATCTCGATATTCATTTCGCATTACAGTTTTCACAAAGCAGTCAAAGATTTTTATTCTGCAGCTTTTATCGATAAAGGGAGTCAATATGTTGGTTCCTCCCTTCTTATGCAGTTTTGCAGGTAGTGTGTATATCACCCCCTTTTAAACTACTAAGACGAATCAGGCAGAACGAAATCGGAAAATTTATTTGTAAATATTCTGTGTACTTTTATTTCTTATGCACAGCAACAAAAAAAGCAGCATACAAAACCGGTCATTTCGCCGGATTGTATGCTGCTTGAGGAAAAATAGAAAGGGCAGTCCTGCCCAGCTGTTTGCCGGACAGAACTGCCCTTTTTTAGTGATATGATGTCGAAAAGTAAGTTGTGTTACCAATTGATGTTGTTTGAAAATATTTTAACACAAATTTATCATTTATAGAATAAAAAAATTATACCATATATATTTCTAATATTATTTTTCTAATTATTGCTGTATCACACAAAGATATTTGTGGTTGAGAATATACATCAAAACAATTCCCTACGAATTTCTTCCAATGTTGGCGTTTGTTTTCCCCACTTTTGAAAAGCAACTTCACATTTTTTCAGATCGATGATTTTGCAATCCATTCTCTCAATGATGTGAATGCTTTCGAAAAAATATTCTGGTATTTCTTCTACTTTGAATTGATACTGCAAATTTAATTTTTGAGCCATTTTTATGAGTGAAATGGATACAAAATCTACAACAGGCTGGTAATCAGATGGACGTTTTCTGTATTGATTGATTCGTTTAGCAAGTTGTTCATTCCATGCGTGTTCATCACCATTTAGCATTGCAAGATAAATTTTTTTTAAATATGGCAAATGAATAAAATAGGCTTCCTGACTTTCATTTGGTTCTTCTGTGTCCATCAACAACAATTCTTTTGCCTTTGCATAATTTTCATATAACATGGCTTGTATCACTGGGCATGAGGTGGAATTTTCCCTTGCAAGTTCCCATTCTCCAACTGAAATTGCTTGATAAAGAAATTTTTCATGTGTTTCGATGTCATTCATATAGTCCATCACAATTTCATCCACTTGGCAAGCCTGCTGCATTTCTTGATATGCCATTGCATAATAAATAGCACCCATTCGATAGTATTGAAAAGTAGTGTTGATATCATTATCAATATAGTATTTATATTTTGCTGCAAGGTTATAAATACTCTGAAAAGCATAATATAAACTTGTAGCATCTTGAATTGCTCCAGCAACTGGATAATTTTCTTTGTGAAAGAAACGATGCAATTCCTCATATATTTGCAGTTCAATGGGTTCATCAATACTTTTCGCGTATTTTTGATATGCGATTTTAGATCTTGCAATATCTTTTTTTCTTTTTGTCGATTCATACTTTATTTTCATTTGTATCTCCTTAAAATTAATCATATCAAATTAGTCTATGATTAAAATAATACAAAACAATTTATATGATTAAATTTAACGTCTTCGTTTCCAACCAAGATTATATTGTAAATTGGAACAAGAATCACATGATTTTCGTGAAACAACTTGTACTGCATTATCAGTAGGTATATTATTTTTCAACATATATTGTACTGCACGAGGTTCTGCATGATGAAGTCGACCAAAATCAATACCTTTTGTGCTAATGCCCTTGCTTTTTAGTAAATCCAAATCCAAATTGGCATTTTTTCCACCAGCAAACTCTACTTTTCCTTTTCCAAATATATTTTCAGCTTCTTGACGTGCTTTAGGACCAGGAACACCTCTATTTTTAGAAAGTACCAATCTGCCATCTTTTGAGGTTGTAAGTGCATAAGTATTAGAAAATCCCTTTTTGGGGTTAGGATGCTGAGCTTTTACAATTCTGTTAAGAGAATCTTGTAAATAATCTGCATTTCTAATATCCTTCGCTGCATCTGCAGCATCCAGAACTGCGTCGCCCTTCTTGGATACTGTAATAGCAACATCCGCTGCTTTGGACAAATCATGTACTGTATCAACAGCTTTGTATGCATCATAAGCAGTTTCTGCTGCATGCACACCCACTTTTAGTCCTGCACTTGGAACACCTGGTGTTACAAGTCCGACTACATCTGTCAAAATATCAACAGCACCCATCGGAGTGGGTTCGATGCAAAATGAAACAATGTCAAATGCTAAACTTGCCGCATCAAAAAATGTATCCAGAAAATGACCAGTACTATCTGTTCCAGAAACAGGATTGTTGTGGCAATAGGTATACAGATTCAGGCTTAGTGGATCATTATTGCTACCTGCAAAAGAATCTCTTGAGATAAATCGTCCAGTTGAAGGACTATAGTATCTCGCACGCAAATAAATGGTAGCAGTTTCTTTGTCGAAATACTCTCCGCTGAACCGGAAGGGATTTTCATCGTTCTCATCCGAATTCTTTTCTACGCCAAACGCATCATACCGATAGGTTTTCGTCTTATCTCCGGTTTCGCTGGTCAGGTTGACAACATCACCGTGTGCATTCTGAAGATAGTATGTCACATCACTGGTCATACCGTTATAGAACGCACGGCTGGAAATCAAACCTGTTCCTCGAACATAGACATCTGCTTCATATACAGATTTTCCGATGTCCACCATCAATTCTTGCCCGTCATAGACATGTGTGGTGGTTTCCCCGTTTACAGTTTTGGTTCTTCTGAGGCCATCATAACCATATGTGTAGGAAGCAGTCATTTCGCCGTTCTGTACACCAATCAGTTCATTTAAGCCATCATAAGTATTTGTCTGTAAACCATCATCCGGATCATTCTTAGTCAGCTGATTTCCGTTTGCATCGTAGGTGTATACGGTATCCCGTACTACATCGCCTGTTTTCTTACTTTCTTTCTGAAGTAAGCCGGTATAATGTCCGTTTGAAGAATAATTGTAAGTAGTGACGTAGTCCTCTTCACCGCTTACTGTCATCTGAGAACGATTACTGTAATCATCATATTCATATGCGATGTTGTTGCTGATGTTTCCGTTAACCTCCGATTCGGAAACCAATCGTCCCATTCTATCGTAATCATATGACGTCGTTTCTATTATACCACTTTCTGTACGGGTTTTGCAAGCATCAGATCCGTCTAAGTAATAAGTATAATCATATTATGTCAAATATTAAAAACATACTTGAGCCAATCCAAGAAATACTGACAAGCTTCTTTCTCCGTTTCAAACTCCTTTAATGAAGTGCGTTGACCTCGCTCTGAATAGTAAGTGTACCACTTACCCTCAAATTCTTCTATACAATATGCCTCATTTGGAAGACCACCATTCAAGTTATATGCAAACTTGTCAATATTTAACTCATTTAATTTTTTTTCTAACTCTTTTTTTGTCATTTCAATACCTCAAGTTTAGGATTTGAACCTTCTAATAATAGTTGAACCGTAATTCCGTCACCCAAATAATATTGTGTTCCTCCGCCTGGCATACCAAACCATGGTGCCACCTCGCCAGCATATACTCGAATAGGTTCTTTAACTACATATACATTATAAGGTTTAGAGATCGTGCCTGGCTCAACAGCTCTAGCTTTATATGGTGTATTTATAGGTGATAAATACGACCCGCCTACGTAACCATAACGATCAATAACTGTTCCAGGTTGTAATGTTATTATATCACTATCTGTCAACGGATGTGTAAAGCCACCATTGCTTGGCCATTTCGCACTCATATCTGAATTATAATATTTTCCAATCCATCCGCCTCGTTCTGCAATCTCACGCTTCAATGATGCAATTTCTGATGTACTCAAATTTTTGTTACATACTACATTTTCTATTAATGCGTATACATCTGGATCATCAGCATTTTTAAAATCAAATTTACCAAGACTTGCTACTATTTCGCCATAATTCTCGCTTGCTTTCGTGATATCTTTTAGTTCTTCTAAGTCATCAGCAATTTTAATGTACCTTTTTGCATTATCGCCAAATATTTTATTTATCTCATCCTCAGATTTTATAATTTTTCCATCAACATAGCAATCATCTATTGAATCGGTAACAGCATTATAGTACATTTTGTTTGACTTTTTTAATAAAGTGGCAAATTCATCTGAATATTTAAGAATACCAATAACAGGAATAATCCCCACTAAATCAAGAAATGATTGCCCAGCAAATGACCAAGAAAATTCATCATCTCCAATGATGATTTCTCCCCATTCTCCAATATCATATGTGATATCTCTTAAATCGCAAACCAAGTCTAAATCAAAAATACCAAGTACAATTTCGCCTGCAGTTCCAAGCAATGTAACATCGTCTGTGAAATTTCCTTTCACAATTTGATTAAGGGATTTACCAATATAGTCTGATGCTGCATCTGCAACTGGTTCAATGTAATGATTGTATAAATAAGAAAGTGTTTCAACCAGTGTTTTTTTGTTCTTATCAGCATTTACATTGTCAGTTTTAATAAATTCTTCTACGCTACAGCCATATTTGTCTTCCAGCCATGCATTGTCAACATTAAGTGGATCTTCTGCTATCTGTTTTTCCACAATATCAGGAATTGTATTACCATTGGAGTCCTCCATGTACTTCCATTCCTCATAAGGAACAGCATCCTCTAAGTTTGTAACATATTGTGGAAGATAAGGTCTGAAATGATAGTTCTCATTAGAATAATCAGGAGAAAAAACAACCCCCAAACATTTTCCAGTCTCATCTTTATAATTGAAATTGAACGTTCTTTCTGTATTCAGAGAACCATCTTCATTATTGATATATGTTTCACAGTTGTCCCAAAGAACGGTCTGTTTGCCGCCTTCATAACCAAAATGAATGACTTGTGAACCGGAAGAATAGATCGATTTCAGCCCAGAAGCTTCATTGACTTCCCAGATTGGTCCAAAGAAACAGATATTACCTGCTGTCCATTTTCCTTCCATATCGGTCAATGTGATATAATTCCAGTTTCCATATACTTCGAGCCAATCTGCACTGTTTGTCATCCAGATGGTATCATAACAATTTGCCTGACCAAAATTAAAATCGCCGCCAATAACTACTGTACCGCCATTCAGACGCATATTTTGTCCGTCATTTCCACCCCAGCCATCTGGAGAAGCGGTACGAAATACTAAGTTATTGGAAACTTCCAAATAACCATTGCTAATATTCAGTGTTGCTCCTTGATTGCCAGACCAAAATTTCGGAATATCAGTTGTAAAGGACATACAGTCGCCTACATACAAAGAACAGCCATTCAGGTTCAAATTCGTATCATGCAAATTTAAGCTGCCCTGAAAAGCACCGCTTTCCTGCATGATCAGTGTTCTTTTAAAGGCATGATCCCAATCCAAATCGCCAGAAGCCTTGTATGCGGCAGAAAACCACGCAACATCTGCATTATCAATTGTGCCGCTGTCGTCTTTGTCCATGTATGCGTAGTAATTATCAGATGGGCCTCTTAATTTTGCAGCTGCTTCCAAAAATTCCGCATCATTCTCGTCAATTACACCATTATGGTTTAAATCAAGATTATACCAGTAAACATCCATGGATTGATATATAATTGAAATATATGAATTTAGATCTTCCTCATCAATTATACCATTTCCATTGAAATCAAGATTGGAAATTTCAGAAGAATCGTAGCCAACAAAACTTGCCATAATATACATATCCAGATGATTGATGCAGGCATCTCCATTCAGGTCATAAATATATGCAGCATTTGCATCCTGTTGCGATTCACTCGCAGAATTGATTGCATTCTGAGCATCCAGTAATTCAGCCTGATCAATTTTGCCATCATCATCAAGATCCATAGAAAAATTAAATGCATCATCACCACGATATGCTCCTAAGCAACTCTGTACATATGCCAAGTCTTTTCCATTGATGACATCGTCGCTCCACTCGTTGTCGTGTTCTTCATTCCAAGTGGTATCACCTGGAACTAATGTCACTGCATTGCGAGAATCGCCAGATCCAACAGTATAGGTACCAGTACCAAAATCCTTCAGGTAAAACGGCAAATAACCATCACTTTCATACTTGACATGATAAACGCCACTACCACTGCTTGCTGTTACAGTATAACTGTCACCGCTTTGAAGTTCCTGATATTCAAGTTCATTCCAGTTTTCATCAAAAATACGCACATAAATTGGAGTTTTATCTTGAATTCCATTGATAACCCCTTGTTTAACGATACCAGTTACAGTTAATTCACCTGCTGGAGCATCGCCCTCCGAAGCAGCCATAACTGCTGCTGAACGATCTTGAACTGCTGCACCCGCTTCATCAGATTGCACAGCTATATCGTTTTTTGCAGTATCTTCATTGACAACGGTTCCATTTTCTTTTTCATCCGCAACATCAAAAAAATCCACTTTTCCCAGATCTTTTGTTGCTTCTTCAAATTCCTTGGCAAGCTGGTCTTTATTTTTTGCTCCTTCAATCGCTTCTGCAGCAGATGCAATTGTATCAGCGTGTAAAAGGCCTTGGGCACTGCCGTCGCCAAAAATCATGACCTGTCCCATGAACATTAGGGACATGGCTCCGGCAAGTGTTCTTGTCAATTTTTTGTTCATGCACATCCTCCTTTTTTGTTTTCAAAAACATTCTTTCCTTTTCCCAACAGCAACATCACTGCCAGAGAACACCATGCGATTTCCAATACCAGAACAAATTGTTTGAAGTGAAAGACAAACAGCAGGATTGCTGCAACGGCTTCTATTGTCATCACAACAATTGCTCGAATATGATAAACATGATGTTCTTTTTCATCCAATCTCTTATTTCGATCTTCTACCGGCGACAGCAAAAAAACAACGATGCAGGCGATCAACGACAATGTTGTAATCACCCAAAAATACATTTGGGGCGTGTATTTTACGATACACAGTGCAATCCATAACATTATCGCAGAAAACGCCCAGCATCGCTGCGGTGTAGAAGCATGATAGCCTCCGGCATATACTCTTAATGGGATATATGCGATTGTGTAAACCATTGCCGGTACAGCAAGTCCCATTATAAATCCAATCAGGAGCATTGTTAGAATGTTCAGAATTGTTGCAAACATCTGACGCAGGCCATATTCATATAATGCTTTATTGGATTTTGAAATAATGCCACAGTGTTCTAGCCTATCTGCAATCTTACAAGATAATTTAACAAATATCAGTAAGTTAAAACTATCGAAAATTTCAAGTTTCAGTTGATAATCATCATACCAAAGAGCAGATATTATTTTTCCTTCCTCCATATTCAGTTTTGAGAAGCCCTTTTTTGCCCTCCTGAAATTACTAAGACAATTGAGAGAAGCAAAATGGGAAGGTTTTAGATGTAAATTTTATATGAATAGGCAGGAGAAAGAAAAAAGCAGCATACAAAACCGGTCATTTCGCCAGATTGTATGCTGCTTGAGGAAAAATAGAAAGGGCAGTCCTGCCCAGCTGTTTGCCGGACAGAACTGCCCTTTTTTAGGTGGTTGATTTTCAAAATCAAGAAACATGGTTTAATGAAAATAAGTTTGTATGTATTTTACGGCTCAAGACATAGCAATATTTCTTTTATAAATTTAATGCATTGTATTAAAGAATCAATATCAATATCACAAAATATTTTTTACCATTTTCATAATTTCTTTATCAAATAATGCGTCTATTAGTATGCTAATTAAAAAATTTCTGTTGTTTAATTTTAGTCCGTAATTTCCAAATTTATCTGTTGAAAAATCCAACTTAGAATATCCATCCCATTGATCGGATGTAGATGTAAAGGCATATGCAAAAATCCATTCAAATTCCTGTCTACTTGGCATTTTATGTGATATACAAAGATTTTGCACATATGGAATAGCAATTGAATTATATTGTTTAACAGTTCTGTTTCCATCAATATAAATACAAGTTCCAATCTCGTCTAACAATTCACTTATAACTCTAAATATTATTTTTGCATCATAGTATGAAAAGTGCTCTTTTGTTATAGAATATAATTTTTTATTTAATTCCATATTAAATTCTTTATCGGTTGCATAATAAGATTCGATGTCTGCAAATATATCACTTATTGTATATTCATTTATTCCAGTCGTTAAATAATTATTATTGTAGATCTTAAATTTGATTTTATCGTATTTTGTTCCACCAAATATATATTGATTTGCCGTATATAATGCATTATGAAGTTCATTTTTACTTCGCAAGCTTAATCCCATTTTGCATATTGTTTGTATTTTTTTATTCATCCACAAGACGATATGTGTGCTAAATTTATAGTTGACTTCTTGACATCTAAGCAAAATTTGTTCCTGCATATGATCACTCCTCTCTAAATTAATCTACACGATTCTTCAAGATTGCTCTGCAATCATCAATCATAAGAAATTTTTAGAATTTTCACCTCATATTCCTTCAGAAAAAATAGTAGTTCATCACATACTGCTTTTTCATCATCCACTACTGCTGTGCAAATCACGTATTGTACCCCTTTCTTAGCTTTCTCTCTCTATTTTCATCATACCATAAAAAATCCCAAAAAGCAAGAAGAATAGATTGTTTACCGTTGGAGATACTAAAAGGAAAGAAGCATTTTTGTTTCGTAAAATCCGCCCATTTATTTGCAGAAATTTCAGACAAAACAGCATCGAATCTGCTATCATTATAGCAGATTTTCAGAAAAAGTAAAGTATATATTTCTGAAAATTCATGAATAAATCATCAGAACCGGAGAAAAAGCAGGCGTTTTCTTGTTTTGAACAGTCCGAAAACTTGTCAGGAGGGATTTTAA